AGCCAAATAAGTTGGCCTAGACAAACTAGAAAGCAAAGCAAATGAAAAAATTAACAGCAACAACTAACAAAAAGGAATCGCCGCCGGCTCCAGTCGGCGACCCTTTTAAAAAAACAAAAGACTCTGTATCATTCACGGGCGTGAAGACAGAGTTTTATGGAGCGAAAACGCCCTGCAGCACTGGCATTTATCACACAACTTGTTGTGTGCCGTGCGAAGACATTGATATACACGAGGTAGTCAAGGCCGCGTCCCGAGATGATGCACGCCACTACCAAGAACACCCAAACTCTCCAAGCAACCCCGAGCTGGTCAATTCTTTTAACAAAGGTTTGACGCTCGAGAGCTATACAGCGAGACAGAAGGGCGAGCGTAATCTGCACCGATTTAACAGAAATATTAACGCTCTAGTTAAAAACTTACGCACGCAGAAGAAACAAACTGAGAGAAGCAGCATATACTGCAGCCCCCCAAGAAAACATCTGGGAAGGCGGCCACACATCCGAGGAGGCTCACTACATCCCATCCCAATTTTGGGGCAGAGCGACCAGGCACTTGGCAACACCACAGGTGTTTGGAGCCCTAACCGTGCGCCCAGCGAAGTGACCCCCAGCCAACGGCCCGGCATTACAAACACCACGCAGGCCAAGAGCAGTGACGGGGGGCAACCACCCAACAAAAGTCTCCCATTCCATTTCAACACCCACACACACACAAACAAACCAATGGGCATGCACCACAGGAAAAGACAACATGCTAGCGTGAGGGCGCACAATGCTACCAAGTCTGCCAGAGTTTCCCCACCAACACCACCAGAGCAATGCAAAGCAAAACAAACTCAGGTTGGCAACTCCCCCAACGAGGCTGAAGTATTCAAGGCGATGATGAACAATTACCGGCGGTCATTGGTTCCTAAAGAAAAACCCACCATCATAAAGCCTACTATTCCATACAAAGTGGCGTCAAGTTCCATTGACCCAATAGACATGCCCAGGAACAGACCATTGCAGTCCGTCGGGGCACTAGACTGCTATGTAACGGGTGGCATCCAAACCAAAGATGTGACTGGCAGTGGCACCTCCAACCTTGACCGGTTTAATGCCATGTTACGCACACTGAATAAATCAGGCATGCACACGAGCAGGTCCACATCTATGACCTCAGAGTTTGGGGGCAGAACAATCGGGTTAAAAAAACCTTTAGATTCTATCATCCACAACGTAAATTTGCGATTTTGTCACACCCAAGTACGAACATCTGAGGTGTTGGCCAGTGCCAGCAAGAAATATGAGTCAAACAAGAATAAACAAGGCAACACCGCTGTCACAACACCAGCAGGAAAGGTGTGCGAACACAGCAGGTTTGACGTGAAAGGGGAGGTGGAATTCACCTGCGGATGGTGTAAGCCCTGCAAGCAGTTGATAAAAGACGCTCTTGAAGTTACACACAAACAAGGGACATGGAGAAGAAGGCCATTAGCCATTGCCGCAACGAAAAAGAATTTAAAGGAGTGTGGCAGCACGAACATGTTTAGCAAAAACAACCTGAACAATTTTTTAAAGTATAGCAAGCCCCTCCACAAGCTAATGAAAAAGAAAACACTCACAGCGATGTGCTTTGCCAGCGATCCAAGAAATAAGGGGGCAATCTTTTCCACAACGGATGCCGGCAACAACAGGGAATCCAGCATGATTGGTAGAGATTTAGGGATGACACTACGACTCAACACTCTAAGCAACAATGCTATACAGTACATATTACACGCTTACACGAATAAAACGCTGACCCACTACGTTTCCGAAGCTGACTACCAGTCCTTCTTGAAATCTACACGGAAGAAAACGTCTGACACTCCCGCCATAGAGATTGCCCCATGCAAGAGGTACACACATTTATACCCTGAAGGATCAGAAAAAAATATGGGAGGCACACTGCTATACAAACTAGTGCTCCAAGTGATAGCGAAACGTGCGCAAACTCCACAGGCAAATATACTACGACGCGACACATCGTTAAAAGGTATACGCGTTGGAAACAGGGTGGTCGTGCCGTTGCCTAGCGTGGAACACAGAATTCAAGACGGTTATGACAGAGGCGACTTCGGTTTGTGCATGACCGGCCATATGGCTACCAGAGAAACTCTTCTACCAAGTGAAGCACCTTACATGCACGAAATGTTTGGACATAAGTGTCATAGGTGCAAAGGAATCACCGTCCTCACGAAAGGCCACACAGGAGATAAGTACGATGCTAGCAAGGCAACATCCAGAGGCAGAATCTTGAACGCCATAAAGTATGGGGTTGGCACAGACAAAGACCTAGCGGATGTTTACATAAACACACAGCTGATAAACTCATACAGTGAATGCGGGCTAACCACTGAAGCACACCAGTGGAACACACAGTGCGGGTTCTGTGGACACCAGGTCTTAGATGACCCGCCAGCAATGGTAGAGGAAATTTGCGAGCTGGTGACGGCAAACACTGACAACCCCACGCCCATGGGATTACTACATCACCTGGAAAAAATGGGTTACCTCGACGGCAGCACATTAGACGCAACCGGCGAGGCACGAGTAGTCAATTACGATTACCAAACTCTGAAGCATCAGCTTTCCAGGGCGAGGCAAGACGTGGTTGTTATCCCCAGCAGAATAACCAGGGACAGAAGAGAGGCTCTTCAACAATGCGCAGTAGAGCTGGAAATTGGGACAGACGTAGTACCCCAACTCAACGACAGCACACTATACGCGACCACAAAAGTACTGTTAGCAATCCCCTTCGTGACTAACGATTACCAATCAACCTTCGCGTACGGCTCAACAGACTTAGGAATAACCGGTGTGACCCCGATAAACATGTGCCACTTAACACCGGACCTTTACATGGCCACGAGGCCGTCAATAACACAAGACGCCCCAGTCATGAAGGAGTCGAACACCCTTTTAATCGACATGAACATACTAAGAATGGACCCAATGTGGCTCATAACAGAGTGCTTGCGGAGAAAGATTACTACTGCTTACTATGTCACCCCCATGCTAGAGCTGGATCAAAACCCAGACCAAACAATATTGGATGGCGAGGTTCAATTTAGGAAAGTTGAAAACCAGATCTACGTCATCACAGCCTGGAGCGACCGACCCATCAGAGTCACAACGGAAAACTACATGAACTGGACGAAAGTGGACGCTTTCGTCATAGGCGAAAATACGTATCCGATAGACACGGTTAGAGAAGCCAATGGCATATCCTTGCGCAGGATAGATCTGGCAGCCAGTTCCACCTTTGAGATGTCCGAAGTCGTAGAGACCGTCGGTGACAGCATAGAGATTAGCGTGCCCACGGTGTACTACTACGGGAAACCAGGGAAAAGAAAGCTGTCCATGTCTGGGGAGAAGAAAGTGAAGTTACACAGAGAGCTGTACAGAAGAATGATGATTCGTAACGTCAGTGGAACGAACAGTTTCAAAGAATTAGTAGACTACGGCATAGGAATATCGAACATGAAGTATAACATCAACGACATGGTTGTGTCTTTCAGTGACATAAGTGATGACACAATCAGACATACCGCCGCTTTCGTATACTCAAAAATGATAACGAGAGCGAACAGCATGCAGCTGACCGAGAGAGTGCTAGAATCGGTGAACACAGCGCGCGGCTTTCTGGCTTCACTGTTAATAAGCCAGGCGGAAACAATGTTAAAAATCACAGGCTTGGATGAAACTATGCTGACCACAGTAAACAGGTGGATGTCTAAAGGGTCAGAGATGGTGCGGCTGAAGGGTATGCTGATGAACATTAACTCGTTAGATATAGACAATTTGATGTGTTATTCACGCGAGCCAGTAATCCGCCACCTCAGAGCGCAAGAAACACTTGAACTAGAGCCCACAGGGACATGCCCACATAAGACACCAGACTTTGTGATCAAGGAATGTTCTATGTGCGAATGCTGTGGGGTGAACCCAGCAATAGGTGCAATCGGTTTTTGCTCCAGTTGCCTGCCAACTGACAAACACCAATGCGATCACCCTTGCAAGCATGCTCACGAATCAGAGGCCGGAACCAGATGCTCCTGCTGCCTCCTACCAATCGCAGGGGAAGCGTGCCCATGCTGTGGAGTGAACAGGCAAATAGAGTCGGAGATACTGTTTGAGAACTCTGAAGAGTCTGCTGATGAAGCAGAAGAACAAAACCGAGTCAGGAAGAACTCGAAGCCAAGAAGACCAGATAGAGAAAAGGGCAACAGGTCAAACAACAGAAACAATGACAGTCGTAGGACAGACGCTAACCACCACAGCAATGTCAATTACCATCACGGTCACAATAAGCCGCAACGACAAGGCGCCACCCAACAACCACCCAAAAGGAGCGCAGCATTACACCCTGAGAATGATGACAATGACACCCCCGACTCAACCCCGACGGTGATACTAACAGCGGATCCCACCACCAATCCCCCCGGCGAACGCCAAGCGCCCGGCGGTGACAACATCCCACATGAGAATGACATTCCTGGGCCCAGCTCAACCACGACCCAGTCCAGCCCCCCAGATGATACCAACTACAGTGGGCCGGAACACAACAGGAACATACAGAACCATCGAATCAGACTTATTGCGCAAACAAATGAGTTCTTCGGTGACTTGTACGCTTACGGCAATGACATCGCAGTAAAGAAAAATTCTCATAAGCTGATGCCCCCAAACGAGCAAAGGCTAAGAAGTTGTTTCCAATTTATGAACATGGGTGACTCTATATACGCCACGGAGAACCTAGAGGTAATCAAAACTTACAACACGTCAGGAGAGGGGGGGTACTGCGGATACAATGCGCTAAAAATATTGTACCCCAACTTGGACTTGACGCTAGAGGAAATGCAGGAAATAGTTGGGTCAGAGACCCAATTCTCAGACTGGGAAATCATGCGCGTGGCTCAGGCTAAGCAACTAAACTTGATAGTGGTCACTGAAAGGTGCGCACTAGTAAACAAGTCCGTATGCAGCAACGAGTTTGGCGTCATCTGCCACTGCAGACATAGAGGCGTGATGCTGGAGCATTGGGAGGCAGCCTTAGCGATACAAAAGGGGTTCGCGGACTACCACCCCACTTTTACTAACGCTTTAACCAGGGAAGACCTACTCGATTTTGCAAAATCGTCAGGATTAAACAAAAACAAGGTAAGATCGTTCGTTTTAGGTGACCCAAGGTTATTAAAACTGCAAACAGAGATGCATGAGTCACTAAGCAAAGTCGTAGAAGATGTCAACCCTGCAGGGTTTGTTAAGATAACTAAGGGATCCACACATTATGTGACAAATGACCGCAACAACCTGGGCTACAGCCCGCAGTACGGTACTTTCACAGCTCAGATCACCGAGGACAACCAAGAATTGGTTGAACTTCTGCTACTAGCATACAGTGCACCTGCCAGGGTGATTCACACAGATTGGTTTTACGACAGGCCTGAGAGTGTGCCAGCAGACGCCACACAAGGCATTCATGATTATGGCAAGCAGCTGGTACGGGACATCGCAGAAGTCAACCAAGCATGCGCGGGAGATCTCATAAAAAGCGAACTAATCCAAAACAGGGTAGACTGCAAGTATGAGTACATCAACAATCACCTGTTTAAGGTCCAAAAAACAGGGAAGTTAAAACCAGGGGATCTGATAAGCGGCAAACTGGTAGGGATACAATCCACCAGCTATGTGGACAGCCATGTAATTGGTTATGTCATCAGAACTAACCAGTTGTGGTGTACATGCGTGACAGAAAAGTGTGCCAAGGCAACAAAAATAAAAGTGGATCTGTACAGGAAAAACACAGGAAGCGGACTTAGAGCCCTGTTCGGCATATTCAGGTGGGACTTCAGGCGGGACATCAAGACTCTACTTGAAAAGGCCACTGCAGTTGACGCAATCGCAGGGTGGGGCAAGAGCACAGAAATAGTGAAACTTGTCAACCAGGACTGCACCGTCGTTGCGCAAACCAGCGCTGCAGTAAGCAACATACTGGAGAAACTCGAACAAGGGGGCAAGAAAAACATGTGTAAAGTGATGTCTATAGAAAAGTGCATGACACAGCAAGTGAACACACCAACATTAGTGTTGGACGAAGCGTCGATGATCACATGGGAAACGCTGAGCTTAATCACAGGCCCACAAGTGGAGAATGTGTATCTCTACGGAAACACCTTACAGATATGCGTGCTAGATATGTATCGGACAGGTGGGAGCCGGGCGACAAAAAGCATTTTGGAGCAAGCTGGCATAATAAGACGTCATTACACCACACACAGAATTGGTAACCCACTAGCAAGGGAATTGTCCCTAGTGACGAAAGAACTCACGACAAATGCTAAGCACGAGACCAATTTTTGCACGAAAAGCTGGGACGCAGTTCGATGGGCAGAACTAACAAGCATTGCTGGCTCCCTAGAAGAGCCAGTAATATTGTGTTTTTACAACAACGCTGTGAGAGCAGTGATGAATTACCTCAAGGTGGGGTGCAGAGTAGACACCATTCATAAATTCCAAGGACTGGAGGCGGACAACGTGATAGTACTGCAGTGGTGCCCAACCGGCCAAACCCCCGGCAGGATCACTCTCGACAAACACCAGTGCTTGTCAGCTGCAACCAGAGCAAAAAAAAACTTGGTGTGGATATCCGTGAACGAGTACAGCAACAACGTGCCGTTACACAAAAGAATGGGCGCTACAATCGGTGGCTCTAAACACACCCAACCAGACACTGAGAACAATTTAGCGGACAAAACACTGCAGGTGGTGAGTCATTTATTGAGCAAAGTCATGATTTACAGCAAGGACAAAACAATAGAAAGATTAGAGTGCAGCCGATTACAATCTCAGGAGGAAGGCAACCTTGTCATGTTGAAAAATACACTAACCCACCTGGATGTCGACTACGTCTCAGGAAACGACCAACACTCGTTGAGAAGGCAAGGCTCTGGTAAACTAAACGAAAAATTCAAAAGCATGTTGAGCCTATTTTCAAAAGAGCCAGCACCAGACCACGTCTCAAGCAGTACACTAGGAAAGTTAGCTGAGATAGTCGACCAGGCAAACGCAAACAAGGACAGAATAAATAGTCAGATAATGAACATATACACAGTTCAGAAGAACCTAGCCATCAGCAACGGCGGCTCCATAGCAGCAGCAGTCACACCGGTTTTAACAGCCATGCTTGCGCAAAAACCTGGCATCACAAAAGCCGAGTGCTCATTTGACGAACCCACGGAAACTCTCACAGCGAACATACTCATGTTGGGGGTTAACGTGTTAAAGATACAACTCGACTTCAGGAACGATAAAGTGATTCTGGGATCAGGAGGCTTGCGCAGTTTTGTAGCTGACTCTTCGGAAATCAAGCAACTGTACAACCAAAAATTCAACTGCTGTGGGCATTACGTACTGAAGTACAGGAACTTTGATACGGAAATATCTGTGAAGAAGAAGATGAACTTCGAGCGAGTGCTGTGGATTGTAAACTATTTTGGTGTGTGCCTGGAAAGTGGGAGCCTACACATTTCAGTTACAATAGAGAATGAGCTATATAAGATGCAATCCTACGGGGGATGCAGCCTGTGTGGTGGAATGGTGATCTTCCACCACAACAAACCAATAATAGTCGGCGACCCCTCCTACAACACGGGCAACAGCCGCACAGTGCGGTTCAACAGTAAACAATCTGATAAGTGCGGGCCCATACTAGCATACTTGAGGTTATGGAATGTTGATAGCGGAACTGGGGTTAAGCTACCGTATGACCCACCGGTGGGCCGAGGGGACTTTGATATGTTTGAGGGCGACAACGTAATGGCGGCGCTGGTAATTGAAAGGGTTCTGAAGGGGCCTTGGATGATGGCAGCAAAGCTGAAGAACATGTTGACTAACACCAATCAAGACCTGTGCAACTTTTATGACAACAATTCCCCTGAGCTTTTTGATTCACTCAAGGCGAGACTCGAGTCTAACGGGTTCACCAATTTCAATACGAACTTGGTGAACGAATTTGTTGGCGGAACGAGACTGGAGTTTAACGGGTTCACCAATTTCAATACCGAATTGGTGAACGTGAACAGCATGGACTTAAGGTGTAGGCCCATATTGTGCACACTCGATAAAAGATATTTGGCAGCACTAATGGACCAAGACAACCTGATTTGGGTGACTCAAATCAGTGGCAAGCCCATACACACACCAGCTGGGGTTACAAGGGTAAGCAACAAGGCATTTAAGACGATGGCGGTCAGGCAAATGCTAAACAGACTAGAGTTTAAGCTAACTAACACTCAGTTGAGCCGGGACAAGCCTATGGGGGCGCCGAACCCGAGGGGGCCGCTTTTAAAATTTATGGCCCAGCACGAAGCTGACAATGACAAAGTCGCAGTAGCAGCACGCAAGTACAAGGGACAAACTCAAGCTGCAATGATGAAACTAAAGAGCAGAAGGATGTATCTAACAGCTTGGATGGTTAATGGGAACAGTGAATACGCTAGCAACATAATGCAGCAGCATAACGTGATCACCACTTCCACCAATTATCCGGAAAACAACATGTTAGGCTTGGTGGACCTGTACGTCGCGCAAGCTATACACAACACGGGGTATACGTCAGCCCTCTACATCACCAACAACGCCTGCACAGCAGTTTTGTGCGGGCACTGGGATTGGTTTTCATGCCCACCAGATGACGGATGGAGCACCAGCAGGTTTTTGTCCAGCACACACGACACCATCACCAACCTGGCCGACATAAAGTCCATCCTAGACTCGGAAATAGCCAAACTAGACAAACAAGAGGAATTGTCAGAAGAAGAGACAGCCGTGTTAAAGGAAAAAAAAGAGCGGTCCGAAAGGATCCACAACCAGATCTTGAGGACGGAGGACTCCTGGTACAGCGAGAGTTACCAAAACGTGAAAAGAGGTACAGTGATCGTCAGCGTAAACTCGTGTGGCATAAGCACCGAAAGCATTGAAAAGATAATGGAAACCACTGGGGCAATGGAATTCTTGATGTGCGTGCCGACCCTGACACCCAGCGATAACACGACGGCCCACAGGGTCGGAGTGACTGGCAGCAATAACGTAAAAATTACATACCCAGGTGCGAGAAACACCTTAACCCCCAACCCAGAAATTGTTTACTGCATGAAAAGTGGGAAAAGAGCCACAGTGCAATCGCAGACCAAAAAGGATTTTGACATGATAAGTTTGCACACAACAACCGTGGCTATGATAGCTTCCGTGCAAATTCTAAAAGTCACAATTACACGCTTTAATGAGCACGCAATGCCCAAAGCACTGCCCATCCCCTTCAGCCCATTCTCACATCAAAGCGACATTGAAAAAGTTTGGGTGCAGTACCCGAGGTTCACATGTAACTTTGGTGACGGATCAGAAAACAGTCTAATCATTACAAAACGCAGAAAATTAGTCAGCAAAGCTCTGCTGGCGAAAATGAATGAAAGGGCTTTAAGACACGATTCCAACCTGAAAGATTTGCAGGCATATGGACGCTCGTACTTAATGACACAAGTGTACACGGAAAGATATGTGAACGTGATCAACAAAAATGGGTTGGATGAACTAGAAGCAGTTTGCATTGCAGCTCTAACAATGAAACACAGAATCAACGAACAACTAGAGCATACGATGGGACTAATGGAGACATTCCGATACGTGGACACAGACTCGATCACAGACATCGTGGTGAAAAGTTGTAAGAAAAACCTACTGGAGAAAGTGATGTCAATAGCGAACACCATGCAAGAGAAGTTGGGGATCCCAGCCTCGTTTACAGGCTTGCTAGACGAAATAGCCAATACGCAAAGGGTTGTGTTTATAGATGAGCGTACGAATCAGTCAAGAGTATGGTCTTGGGACAGCAACATCAAACATATGTCTGATGAAGAGGGGAGCATCAAAAAGTGGTGGGCCTCCACAGCAGACAACCTAGACTGGATGAACATCGGCATGATTCAGGAGTATAGGAAGGTTTTGTGTCGAAAGGAGGACATACCAAAAAAAACCAAAGCGTGCCCCGGCTTTAAGCAAGTAGTGGACTGCGCCAAAGCCGTGGCTCAACAAAAAGAAGCACGGAAAACAGACCCAGGCGCGAGAGTGCTCGTACTAGAGGAGCCAATCCCTTTGATAGGCAACGTGGACATCACCCGGGCCGCCACGCAAGGTACGATGGTAACAAAGAATGAGAATGTTATTAGGTCAGAAATCACTTTTAGAGCAAGGCAGAGCATCAGACGTGCCCAAACCAGCAGACTCAGAAGCTATTTAGACAACTGGAATGAGATGGTGAAAGCTTACAGCGCCCTAGAGGCTGGTGACCTGAAAGTCATGGTGCGCGAACTAATGTCAAGAATAGCTATAATTAAGTCAACATCCACCCCGACATGGCACTTAAAAGAGGACTTAGAGGCAATGTTAGACGTGCCAAACCTGACAAGAGCAGAGCACCTAGAAATAACAAAGCTGATAGGGGACGCAGTAGTTAGCAGATGGGAGCAGAGTAAAGCTGAGAAAAAACAAAATGAGTACGACTTCATTAAGTCGGATCTAGGCTTGAGCACCCTGAACGACCATGATCTCAACATAGTCTTGAGTCTACTAGCAGTGGACCGCCCTAGCAAAGTTAAAAAAGATCTTTTGACTAACACATTGGGCTCCCAAATGTCGGTAAATGAAGCAGTGATGCTAAGACGAAAAATCCGGCAACAATGGTGCGAATCTGCAAGCAACTGCGGGCAGCTTGTTGACCATGACCATCACGCCAACAGTGTGAGTACCACAGAACAAAACCAAGGCAAGTTAAACATTTTATCTTTATTACATGAAGAAGCAGGTATCTGTGACATCAATTTGTCCGATGCTAGCCCGCTAAAAATCAGGGCCTCAAGCTACCTACCTGAAGCCATCACCACGTGCGTGCAGACACCAGGAATGTATGAACTAACCTCACCTAAAGTAGAGATCATATACGAAGCTATGGACAACGATGAGTGTGTGTGGAGGTGCATAGAGAAGTATGTTACGCAGAACATTGAGCCCCACTTTAGGATAACTAATGGGCTCAGAGCCATTATGCAGCAAAGTAAGATGCTGACGGAGAGCCAAGCAATAATAGTCTGTCAATTACTAGGTCTAAACTGCTGTCTCATCCAAAATGGAGAAACAGGTACAGTGTATAACTTTGCACCGAACAAACCATTTGTCCAACTTATGAGACTGTCACAAGACGCTTCATACGATCATTGCGTTTTGATAAACCTACTGGGAGCGGACGGGGTAAAGAGGCTATCACCGGAGAACATAGCTAAAGAAAATATGGAGCAACTGGAACACGTGTGTCCAGTTGACAACAAGCCCATAGTTGCGGTGGGAGAGAACCCGTACGCATGTGTGAGTCACGTGCACATTGACAACGAAGACCTGGCTAGGCTCACCAGTTGCTCACAGCCATATGAAAAGATACCAGTGCTAGATGGGAGGTTTGAAATGCTCCCCGTGAACAACGTCATGGCCAGAATGACAAGGAAGACCAGCAGCGCAACACTACTAAAAAAAGTGACCCCAATCACCACCGGGGCTGGCAGTTTGGCCCTAACACGCAACTACTACAAAGCCACTCCCATGGTGACCACGAAACCAGGAGACGTGCTGGTGGTCTTGAGAGACCACTGTGAGAAAAAGGTAATGTGCACCCATACCACAATTGTAGACACCCCAGGAGGAGTGGAACAGATTTTAGAAATTACCGACGACATAGGAGATGGCGCAGTGTGCTTAGACCTTGGCCTGCACTGCCTCACTCCGGCAGACCGCACCCCCAGGCGTGACAGACCAGTGAACACATCAAACGAAGTGTGGTCCCTAAATATTGAAACCCAGCGTTACCTCGAAGCTACGAAGGGGTTGAGGTCTCACGTGGGACAAGGCGAAGGCAAGCTGCACATATACCACTTTGACAACAGAGAGCACCACATGTACGATGAGCATGACTACATTGATGCAATGCTCGACGAAAACATAGTAATAGAGCTGGATCCAACAGTTCAGGTACCGACCGGTGTCAACATAGTGAACTTAATCTGTATTAGACGCATGTTCAGGTTAGCCATGTTGTACGGCATCCCAACCTGGGTCGCATATTGTGACGACAATCCCAGCGCAGCGCAATTAGCTTGGTTTTTGAAATACTATAAAATGGGGCATAAAGTGTTTAACAACAACGTGACCACAGAGGATCTCACCAACACGAGAGCAATGGAAATCATCAATGCACTGTTCAGCACGTATCAGCACACGACAACCAACCACACCACCCGCGTACATCTACGCAATAAAGCGGAGACGATTTTGTCAAAAGAGAAAGTCAGCGAGGAACTATTTAACACAACCATCGATATTAGCGTATTCACAGCGGTGCTAATGGGGTTAGAAAACGAGGTGTTAAAGTCCAACCAAGGCACATGTGTGTTCGACCTTATTCCAGAAACACCAGAACCTCCACAACTGCAAGACGACATGTTGGAATCCATGGGCATATTGGTTGACATCAAGCAGTGCGCCGTCTATCACGTACCCACCGGGACGAAAGTCGCGCTAAGAGTTGTTGAGTCGCTATCTCATGAAATAGCATGTTCAACCAAAGTCAAAGGAGTTGACCCCAAAGATGATGAAATGCGAGCGGGTGCATCAAACCTCACCCAAAGCGTGCCCGCAAGCGACAAAGCAGATCCCGGATCCTCGCAACTGAGTAGCTGCGAGGAGAACATGAGCCAGACCGGCACCCAGCCCGTCGCATGTGTCCACATCGAGCCATGTGATCATGCTGCCAATGCGAGCAACGATGACGTGCTAAAGGAGATCACACAGCCAGAGCAAAACAACCACGACATAATATCCAAGATCTTGGCAACAGCACAGAAGGCTAAAAGTAACCCCGAAGACAAATCTTGGAAGTCCGGAGCCACAAGTGCCGACTTACAAGCCATCCAAAGCCTGTGTGATAGCCCCGATGGTATGGGCTCACAAGTCGCAGATCAACTAGCCAAGAAATTGGAAGTAATGAATTTTTCAGACGAGGTGACGTTATCGGGGATACACAGGCAAAGAAACTATGTGAACTCGCAAGGCAAATATTTGCAAAGAGTAGACATAAGCGAAAGATGGGCAATCACGTACAAGGGCATAGGTGAGCACGGCAGCGACGTACCAACCAACAATCCCGGCTGGTGGTGGCTAGCATTCCCACCCATGCGCAAGCTAGGCGTGTACAAGGAGAAACACGAAATCAAAGTGACCATGAATTATGCAGGCAACTGCGCTTACAGACTGAACAGGATTAAGTTTAGAGAACCAAAATCAGTGTTCACACACAACGTAAAGCCAGAAGTGATGTTAGACATACTCACGTATACAAGCGCCAACAACAAACAATACCCCACAAACCTGCAGCGGTTGGCTGACAAGTACTTGCACGGCAGGGTATCATGGCACGTGGTCTACGGCGAGGGCTATAACAGAGACTTCTTACAAACTTGCGTGGAGTTAACCAAGCGCATGGAAAGGGTAATCGTGGTCACAGACGCCCCGGATGTGTACAACCAACTAGACGCAGACATTCAAGTAAGGGAAAAAATAATAACCATCAAAGTCACCAGTCAACCCGAGCCGTACAGAGCGATATGGTGGCGATTCATGATACTATTCGCAAACATCGACCCAGAGTGCGAGTTGTACATACTAAACGGGCGAGAGATGGCACCAAACGACATGGAGCTAGTCGACCGCGTGATGGAGGAGAGTTTCGAGGACTTCGACATCGTCAGTGCATTACATTGCCAGGCTTTCAATGTCTGTTGTGGTTATGCTAAGTACAACCATGCAAAATTCACGGACTACAACACGTTCAATGACATTTATGAAGCTTATGGCAACAGTTACGGAGGTGACGAAATATACATGTCACGATACAAAGTCAAAATGATGTGGTTATATTACATCCTCCCTGGTGGGGCGTGGTATGGCATAGAAGGAAAATGGTTGAACTACGCATTGGACACCACGATATGTCTTGAGTTGAAAGAAGGGGAAAGAACCAGAATAGATCACGTGAAAGGGCTATTCTGCAGCGCAAATTTCTTCCATGTCGCGCCAGACACCAAAGGTATCTACGATTATTCAACAGTGGACTGGTCTGTCGATGGGATACCTTGGCAGTACGCCATGCAAATAATAAATGGGCATTCAGTCACAGAGAACCCAGTGCGCCACTCAACGGGGGAGTCAACTGGCAACCCACGCAACATCAGCAACGACGGGGAGAAGCCGTGGCAACTGAACCCAAACAACTGGCTTCTAGACCCAGGGCTAAAGAAGAGTGAAAAAATGAAAATACAGAAATTCCTAGATAGCGACAGCAGCGTTAAGTGCATAAAGGAAAGCCAGAGCTTGCCCATCCAGCTGGGGCCCCTAAAACCAATAGTGGTATTTGCCAATCAAGCGTGCGAAGCAATCGGCGTTAGTATGAACAACACTGGGACCTTGTACGTGGAAGTTAACATAGCCCAACAAAAACTCGCCGCGCGCAACGAGCCATTGCAACACCAAACTTTAATTCTGAAAAGCCACCTCACTCTAATGAGCACAACTGGCCGACACGCAAGCTGGAAGCCAGAGTACACACACCTAATGAAAGCGGATCTGCAAAACTGCCAAGTGTATGTTGAGGGTAGCGCAACATCACTATTACAATGGAAAAGAGAGGAAACCCAGCACGCCCAAGTGTACACAACAGAGGAAAGAGACGTGTTTGTGAGGATACCCCAAGCGCTGGATCATAGTGTTGGCACTCTGAAGACTCTAGAAGTAAAAGTCACTGGTAATGAATTGGGCTTAAGCTCGTCCAGCGGAGTTTTAGCCAGAGTGCTTAAGCTTAACGACAGACTGGCCTGGAATCATTGGTTAGAGACCCAACACTTGCAAAAATTGTTGGAGTTTGATCGTAGAATAATCTCCTCACATGAAGAAAGCTCAGGGATGACCTTTAAACCACGGATAGGTCAGACACTGTATCTAGCGGACGTGCTAACGGCAGCTGGGATTGAATGTGTCAATCACATAACGACAACGAGCAGAGAATGGAAGGAAGCGTTGAAAAATCCACTGACAAAAGTTGGTATCATGCCATTGACCAATAGCGTGCTAGTGAGCGGGAAGCTTGGGTGCGTGCAACCCACAATTCCGAGATGTTATGCTATGCTGTGTCAAGGGGTAAAGCTAAAAATTTTTAAGCCGGAAACTCGCGGTGGCGGGACTCCTAGCAATGTGTCAGCGAACGTGGGGCCAAGCAACCCCACAACAGCGGGTCCAGGGGACACGCCACCGCTAATCACCAGCTGGAATAAATGGGTGGAAAGCGGAGCGTCAAACCAATCACCATTCGGGGTGTCAGCCAAAGCTTACCAGGACAAGTTAAGAGAGAAAAAAATAGAAACTCCACAGGATAGGCTAAGGGTGTTAGAAACCATGCTATTTGACGACGCGTACGCTTTAATGTCACATGGACTGACAGACCTGAGGAAGTTGAACGACGGGGGTAACTGGCATTGCGCCACGGACGCAACTATGAAGTCGGATTTCGAAATAATCGAACCGGTAGGTGGAGACCTGCTGCCAAGCCTCAACACCAGCGCGCTGCGACACAATGAAACCAATGCCAGAGTGATAGACCTATGGGATGACACTGATTTACGGGACTGGTTGACGCTATATGCACCAAAAAATCCTATGAAACTAACGTCCAGAGTTTCCCCAGGGCAAGGAAAGATTAACTTGAAAACGTTATTGACGAACCGCCCCTGCCAGACGCGGCCAGTCCCCACACAGGTGATGGGTATGGGCGAAAACGCTGTGACGGGCAGGTTAGGCAGCGTGTTACCATTAAGGCGAGAGCCAATGAACGTCACTCACGAACTACATAAATTCAGAACTGCCTATTACCGTGACGGTTGGGAGCGGGTCCTTAAGGATTTCAAAGCGAACACAATCACTATAAGCGATGCTGATGTGAAGACCTGGTTAAGCCGCCGCAGCGACTGGAAAGCGCTGGCAACCAGCACAATAAAGATGCTCGAAACCGGGTTGCCAAGCAACCCCATGAACGCCGTTAATGTGCACGTAAAAACGGAATCCTTACTGAAAGCCAACCCAATCATGTATTGGAGGCAAACACAAGGCAGAATTATCGTGTGGCAACCAAAAGAACTGTGCGCCCTAATGTCACCAGCCTTTATAGCCATCAAGCGAAGGCTGAAAGAGGTGCTCCGAGATGAGATCGTCTACACCGACGGTCTGACACCAGACATGCTGTCGGCTCGCGCTAGAACCATCCAGTACGACTACGTGTTTGAAGATGACCTTGTAATACAAGACAGGCAGACGGATCAAGAACTAATTGATTTAGAATTCCAAGTGATGTTGGATTTAGGGCTCGACATTAATTTAGCAAACTTATGGAGACTAGTTCACAACAAGTGGAGATTCAAAGGTCAACACAGCTGGGGCCAACTAGACGCTATGAGGCTCACAGGTCAAGCTACGACAGCTCTTGGAAACGCAATAACCAACCTGTGTGTGCACAGCAGCTTTGTTATTGAACACAGGCAGGCGATAAAACTGATGTTTGTGCTAGGCGATGACAACATTACATTCATGTCAGCGGAGCCAAACCTCACAAAGTACAAAAGATTGATGAGCGAAAGATACAACATGCGAAGCAAGCCCCAGGTTAGCAGGAACGTCGGCACATTTTGCAGCTTACTGTGCTACCGAAACAGCTTCGGTCATTGTGAGGTAGGGCCAGACTTTGTACGGTTAAGGCACAGATTCGAAGTCACAGGTGGGGGCAACCACTATGAGCTCCCAGTGGTAGCCGTGAAAATGCCACATAATGTGCGCATCGGGAAAACCTTCTTCAATGGGCGCTACCTACATGTGATGGAAAACGAGGAAGCCGAGATGGAACCAGTAGAATGGCTGCGCAACCATGCGAACAGAAGCTACATCTTAGTCTTGAAAACCAACAGCGCAGAGTGGTCAAGGTTGGACGGAGTGCAGGTGCACGATCTATCTAAGATTGACACTTCCGGCAACCTAGCCGAGGCACTAGAGGGCATTGGAGCTTCAATGGGCATGCCAAACCCCATGATGGCAGCCGGAATGTCCTACCTACACATGCTAGGCAAAAGTGAGGAAGCAGACAAAATTAACACCGAGAAAGAGTTTGGCTTAGAATTAAGAAAATGGTACGACGTGGCAAGCTGCAAGAATGCCACGTGCATCAAATATAACATGTCACCCATGGAACTGGAAGACAATATAGGAGAGCTACTAAAAATGATCAGAAAACCAATGGCATATCACAAAAGGTTCTTAACCACAGCAGCCTACAGCGCGCAAAAAATCAGATGACATGGTTCAATGGATAAAAAGATAGTTAGTTGTTGCCCCCAATCATGAATTGGAGGCAAACACAAGGCAGAATTATCGTGTGGCAACCAAAAGAACTGTGAGCCCATACCATCGGG